CCTGGCCACGCGAAGTATCCGCGCGCTGGAGTCGTCTGGCGAGTCGGCTGATGAGGCAACGCGCAAGGGCCTGGCGCTGACTGACGCGATCAGCGATGCGGTGCGCGTCTCCCAGGCACCCGTGGCCGCGACCACCGCAGCGATCATTCAGCTCAGCCAGGGCCTTGGTGCCGGCGCGCTCAGGGGCGAAGAGTTCAACAGCGTGATGGAACAGACGCCGCGTGTGGCCCAGGCCATCTCCGATGCCTTGGGTGTGACGCTCGGCGAGCTGCGCGAGATGGCCAACGACGGCCAGTTGACCACCGAAGTAGTGACCAACGCGCTGTTGTCTCAGGCTGCCACGCTCAAGGCAGAAGCTGAGGATATTCCGCGTACCATTGCTGAGAGTTGGCGAGCGCTTCAAAATGAGGTGACCGCCTACATTGGCAAAGCCAGCGAGGCCACGGGCACCGGAGAGGCCATCGCCGATGCACTGTTCGATATCTCCCAGAACCTCGACGCCGTCTTCTCCGCGCTGCTGACCGCCGTGCAGGCGCTCACGCTTGCGATTGCCGGCCGCCTGGTGAGCGCCATCGCCGCCTGGACGGCCGCGAACGTAGTCCTGACGCCGTCTATCGCGGGTGCGACCGCGGCGACGCTGCGCCTGAATGCGGCGCTGTTGGCATCCGTGGTACAGATGCGGGCGATAGCGGCGGCCACCGCGCTGGCCCGTGGCGCGCTGGCTCTGCTGGGCGGCCCGATCGGGGCAGTCATCACCGGCGTCGGTCTGGTCGGTTTGGCTGTTGCCAGGGCCTCTGATGCGTATCAACAGAAGCTCGAGGAGATGCGTCAGCCGACAGAGGAGCTGCGCGAGCTGATTGCCGGGCTGCGATCGGAGGCCGAGCAACCGGTGCGGTATGACATCGATCTGTCGCAGTTCGAGGCCGGCACGCGACGCATTCGAGAAGAAATCGCTGAGACGCAACGACAATTGGATGCCCTGGAGGCCGAACGCGCTGCCGCTATCGAGCAGGCACAAGGGCCGAGCGCTCAGATGAGCGAGTTTGGTGGCATTGCCGCGCAGGCGCGCGCCGCTGCGCCCAGCGCCGAGTTGGTGGCGCTGAGGGAGCGTCAGGAAGCTCAGAACGGGCTGCTCGAAGAGTCGATCGAACTCTATGCAGAAGCAGCGGAAGGGGCGCGTCGATTCTGGCTTGAGGCGACTCCGGAAGAGCGCGACGCGGCCGCGATGTCGCTATTGAACGATGGTCTGGAATGGGCCGGCAGCCTGGCCGAACTCGCCGGAGAAAAGGCCTCCAGCGCGTTCGAGCAATGGCGCGTCAGCGTCGAGGGTGCCGGTGCTGCCAATCAAAAGCTGATCGAACCCCTCGAGGAGCAGATCACGAAGCTCGAACAGGAACTGTTCGTGCTCGAGGCGGTGACGGCCGGCCGCCAGTCGGCGGCGATGGCCACGCTGCAGTTTCAGCAGGCCGAGGCGATGGCTCAGGCCACGACGGAAGCCGACAAGCGCGCCATTCAGGAGAAGTACGCCGAGCTGCAACGCTTGACCGGCGAAATCGAACTCGCCCGGAAGGCGCAGGAGAGGAAGACCCAGGCCGAGCGCGACGCCGAAAAGGCCAGTCGAACGTACCGCCAGCTTCTGTCGGCGACCAATCCTCTGGTGGCTGAGCAGCAACTCCTGAGCGGGCAACTCGAGATGCTGAAGGAGCTGGCTGGATTGTCGGCGACAGAACTTCAGGCCCTTCGCGTCGATGCTGAACTATTGACTGAGATGATCGCCGGCCTCGAAGGCGAGCTGAATGGCCTGGGTAGCGAGGGTGGCTTTTTCCCGTTCGGGGAAGGTGAAGACTTCATCGCGTTGATGCAAGACGCTGTCGACAAGATGGAGGAGCTGGCCGATATCGAGTGGAACCTAGAAGGCTTGCTCAATTCCTTCCACCCGCTCGCAGACCAGATGCGCCGGCTGGGCGCTGAAATCGGCTTGATTGACAAGGCGCTGTCTGAGGGGCTGATCGGCAATGCTGAAGCCGGTTTCATGAAGATCGGTGCATCGGCCAATGCGGCCTTCGACGCGATGATGGCCGGTGTTGACCAGACCTCGAAAGAGTACAAGGCGCTGGAGCTCGCTCAGCAGGCGACCAACGTGGCGCTCGGCATCGCCGCGATCCTTCAGCAGGGTATGGGTGATCCGTACACCGCTATCCCGCGCATGATCGCGATGGCTGCAATGGTCGCGCAGCTGGTCGGATCGATCGGCAGCTTTGGCGGCGGCAGCACCAACCATGCGGCGAATCAACAAGCGATCCAAGGGACGGGAACTGTGCTCGGTGACGAAGACGCCAATAGCGCTTCGATTGCTCGAGCCACGGAATTGACGGCCGATGCCACCCGCGAGTTAGTCGGCATCAATCGGGGAATGCTGCGTGCGCTACAGGCGCTGCAACAAGGCATTGCCGGCGCGAGTGGCTTGCTGGCACGAGGTGCCGGCGATGCTGCCTTCAGCCCGGGGCCGTCGATCAACACCAATGCGTTTGAGAATCTGGGCGTATTCGGGGACATCCTTGGCCTGACCGGGCCATTGTCCAAGCTGTTGGACCCGCTTAACATCTTCAAATTCATCGGCAAGCTGCTCGGCGGTTCATCAAAAGTGACCGACCAGGGAATTGAGATTCTGGGCGGTACTCTGGCCGATTTGTTGGAAGGCACTCTCGTTGGTGCGTTCCGTGACATCAAGTTCAAGAAGTGGCGTTTCGGCAGCACTCGACGGCGCAGCGAGTTTGTTGAGCTCGATGCCGCGATCGCCGCGCAGTTTGAGCTGATCTTTGACTCAATCGCCGCGGCTGTGCTTGAGGGCGCGCTTGCGCTCGGGCTCAACGAGGACGAGATCCAGCGGGCAATCGATGAATATCAGGTGGCTGCCCAGCGAATCAGCCTGATGGATCTCACTGCTGAAGAGCAGCAAGCGGAGCTTGAGTCCGTGTTCTCCTCGATTTTCGACGGCCTGGCCGGGGCGGTCGTGCCATTCATCGATCAGTTCCAGCAGGTCGGCGAAGGCTTGGGCTCGACCTTGATCCGTGTAGCCACCGGCGTACAGGTCACGCAGGAAGCGGTCAAGCGCCTTGGGTTCGCATTGGACGAAACCGATCCAGAAAAATTCGCACAAGCCAGTGAGGGTCTGATCACCTTGCTGGGCGGGGTCGATGAATTCATTGCCGGAATGACCGGGTTTGTTGATCGGTTCGCGTCCGATGCGGTTAAGGCTCGTGTCGCATACGACGACATTACCCGGGGGCTCGATCAGGTCGCCCTGACGCTGCCGCCAACCCGAGATGGGTTCTGGGAATTGATGCAGTCGCTGGACGCGACCACGGAAGCCGGGCGCGAGCAGATCGCCATGTTGCTGAAACTCACCGATGCCGCAGATGTCTACTACCGCACCGTGGAGTCGATCCAGCAGGAGCGCGAAGGGTTAGAGCGCCGGCTGTTGCAGCTGCAGGGCGACACGGCAGCGCTGCGCGAGCTGGAGCTGGCAGGCCTGGACGAATCCAACAGGGAGCTACAGAAACGGATATGGGCGCTCGAGGACGAGCAGGCGGCAACGGCAGAGCTCGACCAGCTGAAGCGCCGGCTGTTGCAGCTGCAGGGCGACACGGCAGCGCTACGCGAGCTGGAGCTGGCAGGCCTGGACGAATCCAACAGGGAGCTACAGAAACGGATATGGGCGCTCGAGGACGAGCAGGCGGCAACGGCCGAGCTCAACCAGCTGATGGCGGGTATCGAGGACACCATCTCCGGGCTGTCGTTCTCACCCCTGGTCAATGAAACCCGCGCGCTTATTCGTGCCCAGATCGATCTAATGAAGCGGCTGCGAGAACTCGATGCCACGGAGGAACAGCTCGGTCGTTCCCGCGTTGCCTACTCGATGCAAGTGGCAGAGCTGGCCAGCCGTTTGGAGCAGAACATCCGATCCCTGGTCGATCAGTTCCTCGGCCGTGACCAATCCGGGTTCGGGACCGCTTTCGGATCCAGCTTCAGCGCACCGATTGAGAACGCTGCCAACTCGATCCGGGATGCGCTGATCCGCGCGCTCGAGGGCGTCGATGAGTGGCTCAGGCGTTCGGCATTTGAAGACCCGAGCCTCACACCTCGCCAGCGCTTCGCTGCGCTGCAGGCAGAGTTCGATCGCCTGGTGGACTTGGCGATCAATGGCAGCGGGCAGGCTCAGGTAGATGCCATTGCAGCCTTGCCGCAGCTGGCCAGCCAGCTCGAGGCGATGGGCGTGCGGATGTACGGTTCGGCCACCGAGACGTTCGGGGACCTGCGCGCGCAGATCGTAGCGGCAATGGAGCAAGTGGCTGGCATCACAGTGCTCGAGGCGGCGCCTGACCCGGTGACCGGCGCGCAAGTTGGCGCGATCCAGGCATCCGCAGAGCAGGTGGCCGCAGCCGCCGAAGCACAGCGCATCATCGCTGCTCAGATCCTGGAAGAGATCGGCGCGCTGGTGGCACTGAATCGCGGCACGGCTGAAGAGATCGCTGAGCAACTGGGCGTGCCGCTGGCTGATGTGATTCAATCGCTGATTGGCTCGGTGGATGAATCCACGCTTGAGACGGTAGCCCAGTTGCTGGCCGTTGCCGATACGCTGGGCATGGACTTGACCGATGTGGCTGCGGCTATCGATCTGAACATCGGGCAGCTGGCCGATCAGTCCAGCCTGTTCAGCCAGGCGCTTCAGGATGCGGTGCTCCGGCTGCCAGAGGATATCCAGCACGAGCTGTGGGACCCACTAAGGCGGGTATGGGAGGCCACAAGCGAGGCTGATGCAAACGCAGCAATTGAGGATCTCAAGGCCGCCACAGAGCTGCTGCCGGACAAATACAAGAATCTGCTTGCACCCTTCATCGAAGGCATTGACCCAACAGAGCCGCTCACTGTGCAAATCGGCTTGCTCGAGCAGCTGCGCGCGCTCCAGGGCGAGCAAGTGCTGGCGCTTGATCGTATTCATGAAATTCTCGATAGAATCGGTCACACGATCGGCGCCCAGAACGAGGCAGACGGATTGCCAGGATTCGCCGCTGGTGGCTGGGTCAACAGCAATCAGGTCATTCGGGCGGGCGAGGCGGGCAGGGAGCTCATCTTGCCAAATCCGGTCTCAGAGTTTTTTGCCCGTGCCGGCATTCCTGTGGTGACCGCGGCAAGTAGTGCAGAGTCAGCAGCAGAGCTTAACCGCATTGCCTCTCTGATCGAGGCTGGAAACAAAGATCGCCAACTCGCCACGGACCGTCTGGAGGCTGCTCAGATCACTGTCGCCCGCTCGATGGATGAGGCGGCGAGAGAAGCCCGCTCAATGACGGGGATTGGCCGATGAGCCAGCTGATTCTGGGCCTGTCCGCATCATACGAAGACGTCTCGGAAATGCCTGCGACCGCGGTTGCTGTACGCGTGGCCAGCCGGCCTTATCGCGATGGCGCTGATCAATGGCTGCCCCGCATTGTCGCCGGCAGCGATCCGGAGATTCGCCTGTCTATCAGTATGCCGTGGGAAAATGGCCGGGCAGCGGCCAGCTATGGCGCAATCGATCTGGCCAATTCCGATGGCGCGCTTGATGCCTGGATGGAGGGTATATGGAGCGGGCGCGAGGGCGAGCTGCGTGTCGGTCACGCGTATCAGCCCTGGGATGAGTGGGCGTTGGTCGCTGTCGTGCGGCTCAATCACCCCGAATACATCGATGGCCGGATACTCCGTCTGACTTTTCGTGATCGCATTGAGGATCTGGATCGTCCAATTCAGATCAACTTCTTCGAGGACGCGCCGAACGAAGACCTGAACGGCCAGCGCAAGCCGATCATCATCGGGCATCCTTTCCACTGCCCGGCTCTACTCTGGGATAATGTCGATGCTGATGAGATTTACTACTATGTGGCAGACACAGCGGAGCCAGCTTCGCCAAACGGTGTGGTGCGAGAGGGGCTGGCCCCAATTTTCAAGGGCACGGGCCCCGGGCAGTATCAGGACTGGCCAAACGGATTCCGCCTGAACTCGCAGCCCACCCTCCCTCTGACCTGCTTCTTCAGTGGCCCGCGGAACCAGCCCTGGCCGCTGAACTCAAGCCGGTTTACTGACTGGGCATCGGTCGGCCAGCTACAGCTGCCGCATCTGTGGCCTGAGATCGAGAATGCCAATCTCCTAGTCGGCAGATACGCTTCGCGGAAGGCCGGCACAGATTATCTCGAAGTGCAACTGGAAAATAGCACCAGCGGATGGGTGAGGATCGGTCAAGGCACAGCGCTGGAACAAAACAAGACCTATCGACTGCACTGGCGGGCAGTTGAAGACCAAAATTATGACAACTATTTGCATATGGAGATCAGGGCGTATGCCGCGCCCACCGGATCGGCGAGCTCAATTTTGCTGTACTCCGATCGAATCGATTTTCTGGCAGATGAACCAATTCAATTCACCTGGCCTGACCTCACTGCCGATTACTTCATTCGTCTGAGGTTCGATCGTGTTTTAGAGCAAGATGTTTTCCTGAGTGCGCTTTTCTCGGCGATTTGGGTCGAGGAAGTCGATGCCGCGGGGAACACGATAGATCAACTTGTACCCTGGGCAGTGTGCGAGCGTGGACGAGTGGTCGACGGCCTCGAGACCGGGCCGCTCAGCTACCAGGATGTTGACCATCCCGCGCTGCAGGCCATCACAGCATCGTTGGACGTCATGCTCGGGCACTATTGGCAGGATCAGACGACTCATCGGGATCTGCTAGATCAGTTGTTTAGGTCAGTCGATGCCTGCTGGTGGTTCAGCCGTGCCGGCCAGCTTACCGGTGAGCGGGCCCTGTTTTCGTCGGGTCCGCCGGTACTGACTTTCGATGACCGCAACCGGACTGTATCAATCGAAGTGCAACGTGCGCCAGCTGAGCGGTTGACAGACAGCTTCAAGTGGCAGAGAAACTATCGCCCAGTACGGGATGGCGAGGCGGCAGAGAGTGTCAATGAGAACGACAAAGCGGCCAGCGCCCGAGATTACCGTCGCCAGGACCGCGCGAGCGCCGCCGCTCGAAGTAGTTTGCACCCAGACTACCGGTTCGCTGACGGCGCAGAACCAGATGTCACTCTGATCATCTCGTTCACGGGCGCTGCCAACCTGGAAAGAGCAGACCCTCGCATAGAGGAGCACTCTCAGCGGATTTGGCTGTGGCGAGTGGAAGGCGTGCTCAGCGTCACTGAGCAGGCCATGCTAGAGCCTAAATCCAGGATCCGGTTGATCAGCTCACGCCTGGGCATTCAAGACGGTATCGATGTCGAGGTGCTCGATATTCGGCTACTGCCTGTCTCCGGACGCGTTCAGCTCATTGCGAGAGGTTAAATGAAAATGAAAGGCGCGATCTTGATCGGCGAAAACCTCCTGGATCAGACGTGGTTCTCTCAGCTGCTGCCAATTGGGAGCTGGACTGAATTCGACAGGCTCTTAGAGCCGCAGTTGGAGCCGGCCGCAGAGTTTGCTGGAAATGAGGAAACGGGTATTGAGATCAGGTCAAACGGCTTCCCTCCGGTAGGCTACAACGCCATTGCGCTCCTGGGTACTGATATCGGGCTAAAGGAGGTCCCCTTCGGTCATGCGATTACGATCGAGCGTCTCGTCGATGCAGCCTGGGTGCCTGTGAAAGAGTATACCGTTTATGAATTAAATTCCGTTGGCTCACCACGGTCCCTGGTCGCTGTGTTCGATAGCTATGTGGTTTCCCCTCGCTATCGGATCCGATGGTATGCCAGTGACACCGGAAAAGTAGGGGCAGTCATCTTTGGTCGGGCAATCAGGCATATTGACTTGGCCGATGCAGGATGGGGCATTCGCTACATCGATCAGGCGAGTGCCAGCACATCTGAAGCCGGGCAGATCTACACAGGGGAGCCCCAGATCGTCCGAGAGCTATTGATTTCGGCGGCTACTATGAGCCCCCTCACCGCGTTTGGGGTGCAGCCCATCAATCAAAGTCTTTCTCTGCCCAATCCCATCCTTTCTGGCGATGTGGTGTCGTCTGGAGATTGGGTGGGATGTGGCAACCAGCAAACTGGTTCAGCCACGTGGTCGGGACTTCTCACGCCCTACAGTTATTACCGGGTCGATTTCCAACAAAGGCAGATCCAGAATGTGCCGGATAGCCCTGTCCCCCCCAGATGGGGAATCGCCTCTGCATCATTAGCAATTGGCTCAGGCCAGGGTTTTCCTACAGGGGTATCCAGTGTCTACGGTCAAGCGGTCACTGCGGATCTGGTGTGCGAGTGCGCGAGAGCAAACGGCCAGTCAGAATGGCGGATTCTGTCGGTGCAGGAAGTCGATTTCCAGTTTGCCGGCTGGGAATTCAATTCTGCGCAGGCCAGCTATGTGGCAATGGCAGCCAATCATGGAAGATCCCGACCCGTAATTGTCCTGATCAGGCCCACTGATCCCGTGATGACCCGCATCGTCGGCGTCTACGGCTACATCACCGGCAATACCGAGATCCGGCAGGTCGGCGACTCAGACGTGTTTTCCACTTCATTACAGATCCGGGAGCAGCGCTAAGCAGTATTATGGCCTTCCGCCATTGTTGGCCGTCTCAAACCAATCGTTTACCCGTCTCAAACCAAAGGGCGCGTTACAAAATGCCAGCAAATTGTGGGGAGACATTTAGTTTGAGAAAGATGGGGTGGGCCGGAAAATTGCGTGAAAGCCAATAACGGCGGGCGTTGTGGCCGATTGACAGCGATCAGTCAAAGTCACTTGGTTTGATACGGATTCTAACGAAAAGCGCCGATTTGGCTACTCAAAAGCGCTGGAAATGTAGTGGGAAACTGCGTCCCGGATCTCGCTTCGGTCACTTTCTCCGATGCCGACGATCGGGCGGGCGGGGATCTCTCCCCACGGGATTGGTGCTCCTCGACTGGTCTCTCCGAACTCTCCTTTGGCGGCACCGTGGTGGTGGGTGCTAGCGTACTTTTCGGCAAAACCAACGGTGGCGCTGCGGGCATCGTGGTCTGTGGTGAGGCTGCCGACCAGACTGCCAGAGTCCTGGAGGATACTGGCGAGCGGATCGCTCCGTTTGGCCTTAGTGGTCGCTGACAGCCGCGCCCACGCTGCGCCGGTTTCAGGGTCTTGTTCGTTCTGGAAGGCTCGCTCGCTGGCATCCTCGAGGATCCCCGCCAGTTCGGACATGAGTGGCGTCAAGTCCTCGGCGCGCTCCTGCAGGTCGGCCAAAGTCGCGAGGACCTTCTCGGCGTCGAATTCAATTCGGAACTCTGATTTAGCCATGTGATATCCTTATTTCAGGGCAAATGCCAGGACACCCAAGTTTCTGGCACAAATGCCAGCACAAATGCCAGGACACCCAAGTTTCTGCAAATGCCAGGACACCCAAGTTTCTGAGCAAATTACCTACGCCATATCAAGCGGTTTTCCTATCGCGTTCCCGGCCAGCAGTCGGCACACTGGGGGCATGACCTACGCTCGTTCTCAGATAGCGCC